CGCTATTAGCAACAATAAACCTAACATTATTGGATGGGAAGTCTCCGGGTACCACGCCTCCATCACGGTCAAAAACAGTGCAAACCTGAAATCTTCCGCAGGACTTGATTGTCTTCTGGTATTCTCCAATACCGTAATGTTTGGCCTTCAAATATGTAGTAGTCATTTAATACTGAATCGGCGACATCCAGCCTCCGCCTCCCGCAACACCCTGACAGGTATCGAACGCAATCGTATTGACAAAATCGTAATCAACTAACGGAAAGGTATAGAGAACCACGTAGGATTGTGTTGAGATTGTGTATAATCTTAATTGCGCTCCGGTGTAGGGATCATGTTTATGATCCGGCACCCAATAATATTCCTGTTCTTCCGATTCACTGACAAGGTTGCCTTCACTGTCTTTCGGCCAGGAGCCATCATCAAACGTCCATTCACCGCCAACCAATTTGCCCCATTGCCCTGATTGCTGGTCGATAATGATATCTTCCCAATTAGCTGTACGGACTACTCTGAGCAGGTGGTCGCCATCAATTTTGCACTGACTTTCCACGAGATACATGGGATAAGGCGACTCGCCTCCTCCTATCTGATCATCGAACCAGCCTTTATCCCCGACAAAATCATCTGTACCACTTGAGATAAAATCGAGGTTGTGATCCAGCACAATGTATGTTGTCGGACTTGTCCTTATCTGCCAGAGCTCCCTATTCCACTGCCATACATGGTCAACGATATATCCTTCCGATGTTCCTAAATTGTAAGTCTTACTGACCGCTCCGCTTACATCAACCAGTTTCACCCATGACGGACACGCGACAACATATTTCTGCTGCCGGTAGCTCCAGGAAATATCGCAATTCTCAGAATCGAAAACGATATTGTTATAAAGCAAATAATCGTTTGGAAAATTCTCCGCTTTGGCAATATGCTGATCCTGATAGATTACTAATCTCTGGAGTAATATTTTGCTTTTTGATCCACCATAAATGACTTTACAATCGCTGATTGCCGAGGAATTGACTTTTTTCATCACAATAACGGAATCGCCGGCTGCAAAATTCTCCGCTGCGCCGTAAATCGCCCCGTTACTGCGTAAGGTGGAGGTAGGTTCACTATGCCAGAACAATAAAGCGGAATAAACACTACCCGCGATATTTACCGTGCAGGTATCATCGGCAGAATTAACCGTGACAATTTCCCCTTCGAGAAATTCATTTTTGAGAACATCTCCGATGTCCACAAAGTCATGCGTCGGCATTATTCACCCCTAGCTGGTTGTACAGGTAATAACGTAAGTTACCGCCAGGACATCGTTGTCAACAACCGCCCTTGCCGTGGTGAACTTCTTGGCGCACATCAGTTTGCCGGTCGTTTCTGTCTTGGCCGCGCCTGTTCCGAGGAAAGCACCGTAAACGGTAATCGAACCGGCCATTGTGAAACTAGCTGCAGCGGCTGTATTAGTGCATGATCCGGAGGCAGCGGCCGCAATCGTATAAGACGGTTTATTGGTTGCCGGACTATCGTAATCGGCATCCTGACATTCACCATAAGAACCGGCGGCACCTAATTTAGCGGCTGCAGTATCAGTCAATCCTGGCGTCACGTTGTTTTTGAAAATACCAACGTAAAAAATGGCGCTGCCAGCCTTGGAAGTAGTGCCGAAAAGGATATCCAACAGGTAATTCAATCCCTCGGTCGTGAAAGTGTTTCCGCCCTGATCACACGAATGAATCAGTTTGCCGTCGCGGAAATGGTCGGTAAATACATGGCCGTGAAAGTTTAAGCCGGACTCCATGAAGTGCTTGGCCGCGTATCGCGCTTCCGCACTGTCCCGAATGTTGCCCAAATCAATGGGTATTACTTTTTTTTCCATGATCATTTCTCCTTTTCGTTAAAATAAAAAACGCCCGCACCTATCCCGTTTTGAGATAAATGCAGGCTTAATAGTTCCCCTGATCGGGGCTTGTCAGTCCCTGTTATGGTCTAAATTTCCACGCCGTCCCGATAGACCTTGCAACTTACTGAATCGGTAAAACAGGCGCGGGTCACTTCTCCTTCCATAGTTTTGTTGTGAATATCTATCCGTCCGTTCTTAAAGGCGTTATATGTATCTTCGTCTTTAAATCCTCTGCCGGTGCCGGTCGCACCAGTTTTAAAACTGGTAAGAAACTGAATGACGCCTTCCATGTTACGATATAAAGACGCACCTTGCTCCGGAATGCCCATTTTTAATTTATTCTTGGTGACGTTGAAGAATTTGCCCGACGGACTGCCGACGACAACGCCTTCCTCTGTCAACCATACCGGCACATCGGCAAAATCCTTTTCTGCGGTCCCCAGCGTCCAGCCGAGCTCCGGCAGATTATTACAATAGGCCAGCGTCCCCTTGACTGATCCCGGGCCGGCATCCTGAACGGACATTTGCTCCGGTATCGTTCCGGCCAGAAAGCGCGTTCGTTTCTTCATGCCGATAAATAAGCCGGTCGGCACTTTGGCAATCATGGTTATATTGTCCTCAAAGGGATATTTGTTCGATGTTAGTTTGTACCACCCAAGATTAAACGGCATGGAATAATAGATATTTGCGCCTACCGATCCCCATATTCTGCCGAAAGCGTAACAAAGATTCTCCATGTAGGGCGGCGGCGAACATAAAAACGACGGCAACGGTTCGGCAGTCGGAATGTCAACGATATTATTTGTTGCTCCGACAAGATAGAATATGCCTTCCTCGGCATCTGTGCACCAGACCAACGCACCCGCCGGACGGTTTAATATCTGAATTCCGCCCTCGGAAGTTAATGTTATAGAAGTAATAGGACTATTTCCCGATAGTTCACTGCCGGAGATATTGGTCATACAAACATGGTACGTACCGGCAGGGAGATTGCCAGAGCTTGAAAGAAGCATCGGACCGGGAGGAACGGCCACGCCCCAAGAAGCCACCGAATTGGCGATTGGGTCAAAGATTCCCTGCCAGTACGGATTTGAGATATATACCTTATCTTCCGCATCAACATAGGAAAGCGTGGACTTCGGCCCCGTAATGGTTGTGATAGCCGTTGCCACGCCCTGAGATACCCTGTAAAGATACCCACCAGCAGCGCATAACATACAGGAATTCCCCGCCCAAAGACTGTGGGCGCCGGCAAGAGTAATAAAAAGAGTCTTGCCTTTACGGATCGACAAACTACCGTCAAGATTAACGTCGGCATTGAGAATAACACGCGGCGATAGAATTCCCTTGCCCGAAAGGAATTGTTCGTTTACATTGTTCGCGCCGGAAAACCCTTTTGTATCGATGTCCATTAGTCACAAACCCCACCGTCTTGAGAGCAATCGTCGCCGTAATATTGAGGCTCGCCGTCAGTCCCGATAAATTCAACCAGTTCCAACATTGCTTCCATAAATTTACCAGTATGATATTTTACTCCCACACCGGCATTATCCTGACCGTCCTCAATCATTTCGCCAAATATTTCTTTGCAAACATAATGTTTGATTAATCGCAGTTGTAAATGCTCAGGCAGTTCCTCAGGAATGTCTCCGTCTACGGCAAGATCAACCGGCCTGCTGTAATAATGCAGTCCTATTGTTTCCGCTGCCGTTGGAATACCCTGATAATAAAGTTTATTGCCCTTAATCGCCACCCGATATATAGAGCCTGTTTCAGCCAATGTTTTATCGCTGGCATTATTCAAAAAGAGTTTAAACGCATAATAATCGCCGCCTGGGGGCGGAGAGTATCGCACCCCTGCACTATCAACAATCATTGTCACTTTGCGCTGATAATCAGAAGGCAGGGAGACGTAAGGTAATGTTGTAGAGGTATCTACTGTACCATACTTATAGAGATCCGGCAGAGGCGGAGAAATGCTTTTGTCTGGCATATAAATCCCGCCGGCTATGGCAACTCGCGCGTCATTGATTCGCTTATTGATTGTTGAAGTAAAAGACGAATCTTGAATTATATCACTAATAGCTTCTGACAGAGTGGAAAGAGTTTCCATTTTGATACCTGTAAAGAAAAGCCCTCCCTCCTGCGAGAGAGGGCTTCTGAATGTGGTTAAATTGTTATTTACGCTTCTTTCGGCGTTTCCTGAACATACGCGGAATCGTCAAACCAGATTGTGATATACTTTTCGCCGGGTGCGCCGGTGTCTGTAATTTTCATAACCTGCTCGGTTGCCGTATCAGAATCCGGATCAAACACCAGGCCTTTATTGATGGAATCGGGAACACCGGTTTCCACGACAAGGCCGGCAGTTGTTGCCGCTGTTACGGTATTGACTGCCGAAGAATCCTGCGCGACAACAACAGTGTCGCCCACTTCGACGACATTGGTCTGAAAAACAACCTGTACCTTCGCTACGGTTCCACGGCAGGGAGCCGGAATATATTTCGTGCCGTTATCGGCATGAATAAAAGGTCCTAAAACTATCATGGTTCATTTCTCCTTTATTTTTATTTTTGTTACTTACTACTCATCATTGAAGAGTTAAGTGCTAATATCAACAATGGGGAACGGCATATTAGCTGTATTTCCACTGGTGATACGGTTGTTGCTCGCCAGTGCCGCGTTACAATCAATAGCCCCAGCGCCGTCCGTATTTCCGTTTGCCGCAGTGATAAGTTCATTGTTTGCAACGATCACCACGTCCGAGTTTTCATCGATACAAAGAGCGGTAGCCTTGATGATGTTGTTCGTGATCCTGCTTCCGTATGCCGGGGCGCTCGCTACAACATCAATGCCTTCGGTAGCCTCAATAAAACACTCATTGATCAAGGTCTGGTGATTCGATGTTGTTCCCGCAATGGCGATACCTACCGCGCAAATGCCTGTGCCGTAAGCGCCTGGGTTCTGGTGAACCTCAAATCCTTCAATACGGACCAGAGCAGAATCGGTAATCTGGACACCGACGGTATTTCCGGCCAACGACGGCTGTAACATTCCGCCGATGATCTGGAATCCGTGACATCCGGCGGGGATGGTAAGCCCAACACCTGTGCCGTCCAAGGTGAAGCCTATATTGATGAACCGGCAAGCGACTTTCGCCAGTGCGATTGTGTGATGCCCGATAATGCGGGGATAGGGAACAAGGTCCGAACCGCATCCGATGATATCGCATTTCTCCGGCAGTACGGTTAAGTTTTCCGTAATGCCGTCGCCGCAGACAAAAATCCTGTTGCGTCTGGCCCACCAGCGGTTAGTAGAAAGACCTATGCTGGTGTTAGACGCCGTGATCGCCTCGGCAACGGTGGCAAACGGGTGGTCGGGTGAACCGCCTCCGGTTGCTGCAACATTCAGGTCAACATAATAAACGCCACCTTTCGGACCGAAATATTCATTGGTGCTAAGAAAATCGGACACATTTCGCGTGGCTCTTCCGCCACCTACTACTAAAAATTTTTCTCCCATAATTTTTCTCCTTTTGACGAATCTCAAATTACATTCGTCCAGCTTAAAGGGATTATTGGTGGGGGAGACTAATCTCCCCCTGTTAATTTATTGGTTTACACTTATTCCGGCTGAGTAAGGTTAGTGTGCCGCACCTGCATTTTCCTGTTTTTGCAATACAGATTGCCTCTCCAGCGTGTATTGGCCGACATAGTGTCCGGTTGTCCCATAACGTCCTTGCTTACCCATACCGGCGTAGTAAAATTGTAATCCTTGTGGGATCGCAATTCGAGAAAGTTCAGGTTCAGCGCGTCCAACGTACCGGATGTCGTGTAGGTGTAATTTACATCTGCGACAATCGGTGCGCCTTTATGCATGACGTTTTGCCAGCCAGCTTCTACCATTTTGGTGTCGGTATATCTCTGCTGCGGATGAAGCGAACGTTCGTAGCCGTCACGCAGCACATCACTGGTCACGCAGAAATTCGGTTTCATGGCCGCGAAATCGCCCATAGCCGGAGCACGGAAGATTTTCTGCATTACCTCAAAGTTGATTGGTTCGGCAGTTGTAATAACGTTCGCCTTCCAATCGGCCATCTCGGATTCTTTGAGGGAACCGTAAGCGGTTGAAGTTGAAGTATTGAATAAATCGCCGAGACCATTGATACTATTATCATCGGCAGCAGCGGCGATTACCTGGGAGGCCATGTTAACACGAATAGCCTTGATAATACTTTGGATATACAGCTTGCTCAGGTCAACCAAAGCTTCGTCGCCGGTGCACTGCGTCAGATCGTCCAGGTTCTTGGTGTTGCTTCCATAAGCACCTGCCCATCTGAAACGTGCCGCATCCGCGATTTTCTGTTTGGATTGATCAATTACTGTGCTTGCGCCGTAGGAACCGGAGTTTGCAGTCCCGTATTCTAACGGAACTTTAACCATCAAGCCGCCGTCAACGAGCTCATGGGCTTTTACCTCCCAGTTCTCACGCTCCACAGCGTTTCCCATCAGCTTCCAAAGCAAAGCTGAGGCCTTATTTACGATATCTATTGGGTCAGCAAATTTGCCTTTCAGCCAATAGTATGTTGTTAACGCATTTAATTCGCCAATTGTACTTGCCATATTTCGTTACCTCTCTTTCGTATGGTAAAAGGCAACGACACCAAAAGTTACGCTTGATTCCTTATCTTGTTCAGGACATCATGCGCCCCTGCGTCAGCATCCTTGCCTGTTAATCTTGCTGGTGTGGGGGTCGGTCCGGGGGGTTGCCCCTTTGTATAGACCTTCCCTACTTTCCCCTCTCCCTTTTTTAGTTCGAGGAGCTTCCGCGCTTCTTCAAGTTCAGTGGTTGCAGTCTGCGCCGCTTGTAGAGCGTCCGCAGTCTGTATTGCAAAGAAAGCTGACATATTGTCATGCATACCGGTCTTATCCGTAGACAGGAATTCTTTGATTCTTGCCTGCATTTCCGGTGTGTTAAACGATGGATTATCATCGAGGAATTTCTGCTGTGCGGCGGTGGTGTCGCGTTTATTAAGCTCAGACTTGAAAAGATCACCGGCTGCTGCCAGTGTTTTCTCGTGTTGAGCCATAGCCGAAAATTTAGATATGTCCTTGACCAGTTTGGCTTGTTTGGCGGTAAATCCTTCATCCATCGGATCAAGTTTCGCCAACTGACCTTCGAGGTCCGCAACATTCGCTTCATACTCGGCAACTTTATCGCCACCCACAGGAGAAGTCGCTGCGCCTTTGTCGCCACCTTTGGTGGCAAGGGCTTCTTTCAGAGATTCGGCCAGTGTTTGCGCCTGTCCCCTGAGTTGACCAAGTTCATTCTGGCCTTTATCGTAAGCACCTTTTAATTCTCCGTGGCCTTTAATGAATTCATCCATTGACTTAAAGGTAGTCCCCGGAATGAAACCGTTTTCATCCAGTTGGATGGTAATGGGCTCCGGCGATACGCCTGCGCCAACTTCGCCACGCTGATTAAATAAAGGCTTAAACAACATCCTCAAAAATCCCATTGCTTTCTTCATCTTCCTATCTCCTTCTCGGCCAGTGTTGGATTTCAGGTTGTCCCGTAAGGGCCTGTTAGACTGGTTGTCCGATACGGCAAAAACAAATAAAAAAAGCCCGATCCCCACGGCGCTTGCGCGTTATCCGTAGAAATCGGGCTAATTAGTAACTCTATTTAGAGACTACATCGTCCCCGTTATGTCATTAATACAATAAAATCCTTTTAATTACATCTATCCATACATTTTTCATATGAGCGCCTGCAACTGTCTTTACACCCATTGCTTGCACTCTTCTTATTATAGGAACAATCCGATAAACAAATATCCCTGTTTACCGCACAGGAATTCCTGCAACTATCACTCGCAAAAGCAACAATAACAAAAACTATTATGAGCGCAACTGCGAAAAATATTTTCTTCATATTTCCTCACTTTGATTGAAAAATATTTTCTTTCGGCACAAGTGAATTGTCTCTTATAAATGCCGATCCAATATAACCCTGTGACATATTCAATTCCAAGCTTAAGTCTATTTTACCGCTCTTCTTTGTAGAAATCAAGGATTTTATTTTATCTCGAACGGCATTTAATATTTTTTCTTCGTTTTCATTCATCCCTTGCATTCCAAATTGTTTTGTTTGAGATATCTTTTATATTCAGACCGGGAGGTCAATGGCCTTTCTCCGTGCTTAAGAAGCGTCTGGCAGGCAGACGGCAGCCATTTCACGTCATTAACCGAATCACATTGGATCGCGCCATGAGAAGATAAAACCCTCCGCGCCATGCGGCCACAACCCTTTGTTTCGCACCTGACCTTTTTAGGGATGCTGTCCGGTCGGTGAATCCTCTCTGTTACCTTCTTGCAGTGTTGGCATAAATATTCATAGATCGGCATGGTTCACCTCAGCGCGTTCTCAGTATCTCGCCGGAATTGACGAGAGTTATGCCGGTCACGACCTGCTTATACAATCTCAAGACTGTTTCGTCGGTCACATCAAAACTGACGTAATTCGATGGCAGTGTGATAACTGTCGGCTTCCATGGAAACTCTAAAACCTTAAAAGAAACCACCCCTGTCTGATTATCCACGCCAATAACCATATTTGCCGGACTTTTCAGAGTTAGAAGTTCCTTGTCAGTGGAATTAATTCTTTCCCCGATTACAAACCCAAAACCTGTGTTCACTAATTTAATCATGTTTTTCCTCCGCTATTTTTTAATTGTTCTGACGACTGCATAACAAATTGCTTGATTGCTACTGCGTTTTCCTCCGGCAGGCCGGAATCGATCAGTATTTGCAAGGCCTGATCAACCTGTGATTCGGCGGTCCGCTCTATTTCTTGTTTCCAGTTCGGCCAGTTCAATGTTTCCAGCAGACCCTTTTGTCCGATTGCCTTGGTTTCAAAGAGTTTAAAGGCAAGTTCTTGTGTCTGGAGACTGGTGCGTGGCATTGTAGAACCACTTTCGACCACATAATTAAATTTGCGACCGGCGAATTTCACCCCGACAAATTCAACTGGTTCGTCGTTGACGTTGACAGAATCTGGTTTTGTTCCCCAATTTTGATACAGGCCTATTGCCCACCGACTGCGCTGTTCTGCAATCATGTCAATTGCCGCCGTTTTCGTCTGCATTAGCACTTGATTGCGTTCCTGGAGGGCAACAATCGCACTGGCTGCTATTACTCCGCTGGGCGCGACGCCCCTGTCAGCGTCTTCAATCTGATAAACACGGTCGAAGAAACGCACAATGAGTTCTAACACACGGAAAAATGTCTCAGGAAGGTTCGGTATGGTCATAAATTCAATACGGGCACTCGGGATTGTCGGCATTAAAATCAGCCGGCCGGCTTTCTGTATTGAACTTTCGATCATTTCCCGGGTAATGCCGCAGTTCTTCTGCACAATAAGCGGCGGAGTCATTACGTTAATTACATAGGCAATTAATTTAGAGAAGATAAGATTAATCTTCTGGAGTAAATCACCGACTTGCTCCGCAGCGGCAAATCCCCATATGGAAATGCCATCTTTGTAGGAATTGGCATAGTAAACCGGCAATCTGCCCCATGGATAGGTTTCTTTGGCCAGATCGACAGGGAGAATGGGGTTGATGTTGGGGTTAGCGCTATCATCCAGAACCATATAACCACTTTCACATTGCGGGCTTTTGCTCCTGGTAATTGTTATTTTCCTAATTCCATCGGGATAGACAGGTTCGCTTATTTCCTCAATCAGTTGATGTCCGGTCTCGTGCAATACTGGTTCCCCTGTTTTTTGATCAACAACCGGCCTTTCGGTTTTTTTTCTGCGTCCATCGCGCAGCCATACCTCTATAACAAGGCAGCGATCCATTTGTTTAATGCTCTGGTCTCCGGCGGAGGCCTTTATCGTCATTGGTTCGGCATAATTACCAACCGATTCATTTCCTCCATATCCCTGATTTTTATATTTTTCTCTTTCTGTACCCATCAGGTCATAAGCTTCATCTTTGGCAATATCCGTTACCCCATAGAAGCTTTCGACGCTGGCAACCAGATCAAGATACACAAAACAGACATAAGGCGCTTCTTCGTCAAGTTTTTCCCAGTACCCGGGTGCAGGATAAAAACCATAGGGGTCAAGAATCTTAATATCCGGCATTCCTGTTCTAAAATTAAAATGAGGGCTTTCAGTGGTTATGCCGTATATTTCCATCATCCGGGCGGTGAAACGGGTTTTGGGAAGTTGGTCTGATTCCTTCCACCATTTTTTCAACACCATTGAGATAGTTTTCTCGGATTCATCGCTGATACCGTCCAAGTCTACGACCTCGCCCACGGGATTACGCGCAGTAATATTGGACACCGTGCGTTCAATATTGGCAAAATACAGATTAATCGGCGTCAGCATCTTTTTGGCGGGAGAATACCCTTTTTTACCGGTCTGCTGCTGTGCCTGTTGACCGCGATATAGAGCATAATTATTTAGGAAGTCTTTTGGTTTGCCAAGTCGTTCCTTCTCTGCTCTCGCTGCTTCAAACAACATAAATGCGAACGGGGCAACGTCTTTATCATCTTTCGGTGGTATGTTCGATAAATTCCATTCTTCTTTCATTGTCCTACTCCTGACAGGGCAAACAAAAAAGCGGCATAGTAAGAAGAGTAAGGCTCCTTACTAGCCGCTTCGTTTGTTTCCAAAATTGGTTTCCCCTCCCCCGTCGAGAAGAAGAACGCCCTGATTATTTAATTAATTCTGAACTGCTTTATGACTCCTGTTTTTATGTCCTGTCAGCCCGAATTGAGACTTGCATTCCTTGCCACATATATCGCAGACAAACTTTGCCTCGTTTTTATCAATATCGCTTGGGATAGAAATAACATCACCCACTCCAATGCTCATATCCACAACCGGAATATACAGAGAAAATAATCCGGTAATAACAAAATCATCTGGTGTAATTACGTGCAATCTTCCATTGCGTGCTAATGGGGATAGACATTCCGGACAGGTCAAGCTAGAAACAGGCGTTGATGATGTTAATAGAAAATCCAAGTGGTACGTCACAAGGGATTTTAACATATCCCCTCGCGGACTTACATTAGGATCGTACTTATCGGTAGTTTTAAATAAAATCTTTTTGCAATTAGGACACTTAACAGGCAATCCCGACAAATCTTGATTCATTTTTATCTGCCTCCATTCTTAATTTTCTTAATATCCAATGCTTTTTAATACTTTCACTTATTTTTTGTTTTGTATGACTTGATGATTTTGCTCCTGTCCTGGCAACGCGAATTCTTTCCCTACTTTGCTGAGACACGGGATGCCCAATTAATTTTGCGATAGTTTCAGAAGAATGTTTATATCCTTCTCTTGATTTTTTCATTTTTGCTATTGTTTCTTCTGAAAATACCCGCCCCATCCCTGCTAATCTTAATTTTTCTCGTGTTTCATTGCTAATAACTCTTTTTGCACGAGCTTTTTTTAATTTTTCTCTATGTTCTTTTGAAAGTGGCACTCCTAGCTTAGACTGTCGTATTCTTTCCCTTCCTTCTGCCGTTTTCTGGCGACCTATACCCGCCCTTCCTATTTTTATTTTTGCTTCTTCTGTATGATGATATCCCGTCTGCCCCTCTCCACCTTGAAATAATACGGTCCATTTAAAATTATCTTTCCCATGCTTACGCATGGCCTGATAAAAATAATAATTAGAGCCATTTCTCATTAAAGAATGATGGGATGTAATCCTGTTTTTCAGGCTACCAGTTGTTTTCCCTATATATAGTTTTCCATTAACGGTATTTTCTGCCTGATACACACAACCCATTACTTACTACCTCCCTCAAATATCTTTAAGAAGTCTTTGCTCTTATCTAAAATGTTCTTTTCAGCCTCTGTTTCTATTTCTTCCGCGGCATCCGGAATCGTGAAGACTGTACCATTGGGCACTCCGCCGAGAAATTTCTCGCCCTGGACGGCGTTCTTGCCCTTAAAAATGAGCCAACCTCCGGCGAATACACCAGCCAGAAGTAGAAACGCGCCGAAAAACATTAATAGCATTACCTGCCATACGCTAAGACTGACAAACATAATCATCACCTCTCGCTATCTTATTCGGATTTATTTGAATTTTAATAATGGAACGAAATAATCCCAGCTTTTTTACCTGAATAGACAACGGCGGATTGCAATCGTTCTGAGGTCCTTCATTCAAAACAGACAAGCTATCGCCTTCGCGCATGTTAACCACATATCTATCTTTGATACTTTCAACCTCAATTTCGCACATGTTAACCGCTTTTAGCTTGCGCTTAAATCTCTTCATACCCCCTCCTCCACTACGAACATATTTTCCTGCTGCTGGTCCATCCACGGCGTTGTGTGCAAAAGCGTATGGACCAGCCCTCCAATTGCAAATATCGCCGGATTGTTGCGCCTGTACTCATGATGTTTGGTCCGGAGAATACTGTTTCCACCAAAAGCAAAACGCTCTGGCTTGTTTAATATTGCTGTCTCCATTGATCGTTTATAATTATCAAAAGCCTCTGTGTCGTACAGATCCAGCGGCGGCGCCAGTATAATCTCCCTATCTTTTTTCCCGAACCTTTCAAGATCGGCATTATACGAAACCAAATCAGTTATGTTTTTATCCGGATCGCCAATGAATGTTTTTAGTAATTCCGGATGTTCGCCAAAGCCGAACTGATCGCGCATTTCCTGAATTTTCTGGAAGAGCACGATTAAATACTCACTTTCAGCTTCATCCATGAGCCTGAACCATGCCTGATCAGCCGGCCGATTTGATTTCACCGCGGCAACAATGGCGACATATCCCGGCAATCCCTTCTTTTTATCTTCGTCCTCATATGGCCAACCAATGCAACCATACAAATCATAGTATTGCTGGCCTGTTTCGGTATTCTCGTAGTGAAACGGGCGCGGCGTGAGCTTAATCCCTTTACAGTGGGCATCATCCACCATTGATTGATAGCGGAGATAATCTATTTCGGTGGGCTTAACTAACGTAATCATCACTGTACCACCAAATAACACCAAACAAATTCATAATCCCGCCCTCGTTTTAATTCATTTTTCCATTCCATAATACGGCAACCTCTTGTGGCCATTATCCTCGCTCTTTCTCGGCAAACATTATATTTTACTCCTATTTCCCGTAGTGTCTTGCCGCTTTCTTTCATTTTATAGGCGTCTAAATAATCATCAGACGTACGTTTATTTCTTTTTTTAATCATCAAGATCATCCTTGTACGTCACGCCGTTATAACCGACTGCAAACGTTATAAAGGCGCTCGCGCCGTGACTGCACCAATCATGCAACGGCCTATTTGTGAGAACTTTCTTTTCTTCATCATACTCAGCGCGATATCCTTCCAGTGCAGAAATTCCCTGTACACAGTTCTTTTCGTCGAAACAACAACTTCCGAGAATGTTCCGGACTGCAGGGATATGGACCTGAATAATAATATCCATTTTCCGCGCCCTGCTTACGACGATCACCGGCTTGATGCCCAGGCCCTCAGCAACTTCCTTTCGGGATTGCGCGACCTCGCTATTGGTCATTTCCCGGGCTTCAACGTCATGCGGGAAATAGTGATTGCCGTATCGATAGCCCTTCTCTTCCATTTTCTTCCAGTAGTGCTCCAGGCCGTAACCAGTGTTTTCATAGTAATCAATCACGACGTGCTTCCCGAATTTATGTTGGATAAACCAGATCGACATAGAATCATCAACGCCCAAATCCCATGCGGTATCGACTTCCAGCGCCGGATCATAAGGATAAGAGCCAATGCGGCCTTCTTTCCGGGCCAGCGACATTTGTTTACTGAAATACGCGCCAAGGACCGCGCCCTCAAAACTGCAGAAATATTCCTGCATATAGAGCGCCAGCCCCATTTCTTCGCCAAACGTGGCAATCATATCCGCTTTTATTGATTCAAGTCTTTCTGGTGAGAATACCGGAGTATCATCGGCAGTCAATATCTGACCGAACCATCCGGGAGCCACACGAGCATGATCAACAAGCCGCTTGAAATGATTATTGCCGCGTGACGTGGATATAAAGATCGCCCACCCGCCGTTTTCCTCGAGAATCGGGCTTAAATAGGCCCATGCTTCCGGATTCGCCAGGGCATACTCTGAATAGACAATCCCGACCGGCGGAGAACCGACCAGGGCATTGAAATTATCAGATCCGACAAGTTGCCAGGTGGAACCATTCTTGAACTTAATCGACATATCAGATTCCCGGAAACTCTTTCGCATTTCTACGGGAAATGCTTCATCTATGCGCCTCATGCCGGTCTTAGGATTGACCGCCTCCCATATCGCTTTTCGGCATTGATTATACTGCGGGAGCATATGCCAGTAATTTCCTATTCGTTCCTGCGAGGCACACGCCGCATAATGCAGTGCAACATCATCTTTACCAAACCTTCTATGAGCACATTCAACCGCACGTAATCCGCCGCCTTGCAGATATTCCCATAAATCCATCTGGTCGTCGCGCGGACGCCAATTATTGTGCGGGAGAATCAGATCCATCTTTGCCCCTGTAAAATTTTTTAATCGTAATATTTATCGGCTGATTAATATCAACCTCATGCTTTTCCCGAAACATCCCAATCTCTTTGCCCATATTCACAAGAGCGGTCTGTTTGTCGTGTAGCTCAAATTCAAATGTGCTTTCCAGGACTTCATCCCCTGAGGCGGTGGATTTGATAACTCTTCGCTCTTTGACTTTCTTAACCGCTCGACTGGCCCCGGCCGGCAGACTGTCAATGCCGATGGCCTGGACGCATCCAGTAGTATCGTCAATCGTGACGTGATCCGCCAGGTTCGCAAACCCGATCAGTGATAGTTCTCTAAGGATTTTGTCTTTTGTGACTATAACTTTGTTTTCGAGAAGGCTTTCACGCCATTGAATTTCTTTTTGGGTGCTAAGTTTAGCTAAGAGTTGAGCGGCTTGTTCATTTGCGGTTTTCTTGGAGTATCCGGCGCGGATAGCCGCTTGTGTGCCGTTATAGTCCAGCACATATTCGCGGCAGAAGGCCGATTGCTTATGATTATTCCCGTATTGATTTCTGTTCGATTTAGCCATTTTCCGCCAAAATCAATAAAAATCCACGTTTCATAAAAAAACACCCATGTTAAATTAACATATAAGCAACGATCTTTAAGTTGCCTATATGATAGCATGGGTTTTTTGATATAAATATAATCTATGTTGGCTTAAGTTGGCCTATTTTGACTATTTTTCCCCGATTTAATAAAATTATCTATCTCAATCGGTTTCGCCTTGACCATTCCCTGTTTATTGTAAACAGGCAGGCCTCGACGTTTCATTAGTTTTGCCGTGCTGATTGAAACATCAAGATATGTCGCTATTTTTTTCCACCCTGATAACCATTCAGACATTATTAATTGCTCCTGCTTTTAATTTATCTCCTAAAATGGCACATCATCCAGCGGCATACCATCAGCCGCTAATTCTTCCGCTTTTTTCCCATCAAGCATTTTCATATTACTGGCTACAATCTCGGTCGTGTAACGCTTAATACCGTCTTTATCTTCCCATGAGCGGGTTTGAATACGGCCTTCAATAAAACAAAGGCTTCCCTTTTTGAGATAATTGCCACAGATTTCAGCGAGCTTTTTCCACGTAACAATATTATGCCATTCAGTCTTTTGAATCTTGTCGCCGTTTTTATCTTTCCACTGTTCTGTAGTGGCCAGACTGAAAGTTGTTACCATCGTCCCATCCGGCGTATATTTCACATCCGGATCTTTACCGAGCCTTCCGATTAAAATTGCTTTATTTACCATTTCTATCTCCCTGGCGGGGTGCCGCCCCACACTACACTTTCATACCCCTATGAGAATTAGCATTTAAAGGGCAAGCACCCCATAGGTTTAATTTATTTTTACGGCTGACAGATAAAGGCAGTTTTTTCCTGAACAAGTTTCTCACACTTTGCTCCGTCCATTTTTGCCAATTTGTCGATTTAGTTTGCCGCTGCCGGCTGCTTACTGTAATAATTTTGTTTTATTTTTAAATCCTATCTCAATAATTTCAGGATGAACTTCATGCCCCAATTTATGATTTTCCATTTCCGTTGTTCCCGGAAGATAATCGGGGTGTTTCCCACCACGTCCCGCGATAACTTCATAAAGCCTTTCAAATTCTTTTTGCTTCCATTTTTCTTCGTCAACTGTCATTGTGGCTGCCAGCTCATCCCATCCGCCCATCACCTGCAAAACAGAATGAATTACAGGATCGGCAAACTTAACGCTTTCATAATTACCAATTCTCTTAATAGCATTTAAAACTTCAATCCATGCTTCAGTTGCTCGATCTGCTTTTTTGCCGCGTAAGATTTCAACAAAGTCAACCGGCTTCGGGAAAAACCTGCTTGAATAAATAATTTCTTTAAAAGCCGCTTCGCATTGTTCATCTGAAAATGGTTCAAGAATTTTCCAGTATAAATCTTTCATCATATCTGACAACACGCGGTCATGGAGTTCACAAAGTATTGTCATGTATTCTTTGAATTTAACTTCATTTTTCATACTGGTGGTCTCCACTCTTTGAACGATTCAATTGTTTTAATTGTTTTATCCGATACTTTACCCGCCAAAGGATGCGTTTCCGTATCTTCGTCAAGCCAGCCTTTAGCGTTAAGCCATGTTGCTGGATGAGGAATATATTTGCCTTTTTCTTTAATCCAATCTTCTGAGGTCTTGGCCCGCTCCACGGATTCTAAGATTTTCGTTAAGAGCTGCTCGTCAGGATTGATTTTTAAAAAGGCTTTTTCGGCTTGCCCCCTTGATTTTCTTTTTGGATAAACTTTCCAAAATTGATTAAATAATTTATTTACTGATTTAGGATCAGATTCAGATATAGGATAAGAATAGTGAGCATCTCGCTTGCCGTTATTCTCTAACGGTGAATTAACAGTTAAAGAACCGTTAAAAGAAGGTAAAGCACTTTCTTTCTCTGTATTGTGTGGTGATTGATGTTTTAAAAACTCTGGAATATCAATATATTTGCGATCATTTACAGTATAGCGCCGAATAAAACATTTTTCAGGTCTCTCTGGAATATTGGGTGTTGATAACAAGTTTAAGAGTTTTTCAATATTAATATTGTCATACGGGAAAATTTCAACCTTTAAGTATTTTGGCCTATCCTCAAGCCGACCCTCGCGATCAGCGAAGCACCAGAGACCGGCATATAATAATCTAGCCTCACAGGGCAATATTGCCAAATCCTCATCTTTAAAAAAATCTGGTTTTAGCGCTCTTATTCGTGCCATTCCCTTCCCCCTTAAAACCCTCTTGCAATTCTTCTATTTGCAAAAACTGACCGCCGCATTTGTTTTCTGGCGCGGCGCTGATTACACTTGCCGGCAAAGCGTTGATAAAAACTTACTCCCGGCATTTGTTGAGCGTGAAGAAAAGCCTCTAGTAGTGGGTTTCTATCAAAAAATCCGGCTGCTAATTCCTTCAGTGAAAATATTCCCATGAAATTATTATTTCAGTCCGTGGATTGTATGAATATTCCTTTTCCGCAAATAAACATGTTATCTGGCTATCATCATGCCAGGCGATGCCGTTCAAGCAGTCTTTGATAAACTTCACCATGTTATCTAAATCGGGTTTTTTAACGTGAGATATGCCGAATTGATCTAATTCTCTGCGTTTCTTTTGGGACCAACCGGCCGGTATCGGCATAAAAAACCGGCAGCTTAACTGTATAGATTGTCCGGCGGGAAGCGGGTCTTGATGAATTTGATTTTTACAAAGTACGGCGAATTTTCCTTCTTCCGTTTCCTGACAATTGTATGTGCCAACAAATTTCCCGCGCCTGAAGAAACGCGGCCTTGCCTTTGCTATCGGTATTCCTGGGACTACTAATTTTAATTCGCTCATACAAACTCCACCATAGTATTTAATCTTAAACTTCCACTCATGCCTGACCTCTCATGCCTGACCTCTAAAAATTACTATTGCCGATGGGAAAGGTGCGCTATTTTTGCTATCACCAAACTTTAACCGGCCTTTGATGAATCGTATTTCTTGCGCTTTCATAATGAAGTTATGCCAGTATTTTGTGTCCGTTCTACTAGGTATCAACATTACAACCGTCTTTCCTTTTTGGCTTTCCTGATATGCTTTTTCACACCATTTGCTTATTTGAGAATAAGGCGGATTTACGAAGCAACACCCCCCCCATTCGATAGATAAGCCGTCAATCTTTGGCTTTGGATTTAAAGGGCATGGGTCAAACGTGAACTGAAATTCATTATTCAACTTTTCATAAAGATCCGCTGGAGTTGAATAATTATCAGAGGCACTTTTAAACATTACGTTTGTGTTCATCTTCTCCACCCGCGAATCCCTAACCTCTTCATTTCAGCCAGCAAAACTTCTTTCTGCTCTTCCCGGTAAATCTCCGGCGCCACGGTGATAATCTGATTCTTCAGCTCTTCAACTTCCGCCATATTGTTAAATCTTAATGTTCCTTTAGCCATTCTCTATCCCCACTGAAAAAGCGTTTAGTCGTTCATTCATTTCCATCGCTTAGATAATAAAGGTTTATTTTTATGAACAGTAAATTCAGCCAATTTCTTTAACGAAATAGTGTCCGGTGACGTCTCTTTATCCCAAATATATTGAGTGCAATCCGTATTGCAGGTATTTATTGTAGCGCCCGTTTTGCAGTTACCAAAATTAACACAACTTCTTTCTCCCCAACTCATTTTTTAACCCCTAACCTCTTCAACTCCGCCAGCAGCTTTTCTTTCCACTCTTCCCGGTAAATATCCGGCGCCACCGTGATAATCTGATTCTTTCGCTCAATAACTTCCTGCAGCCATTCAATTGTGCGGACCTGATAATAAATAATCATGGCCTCAAATATCTTCGGTTCGCTGTGAGCTGATATTCTGCCGGTATGGTGGGAAGTGCAGAGATAAATCCCGCAAAACGGGTCAAATTTTACTGATAGGTTGCCGCGCGAATCAAAATGATGGGCGTTCAGATCGGGCCCCCAAGCTTTACAGTCAGGCCACTCGCATTTCCAATCAGCATTGAGGCCGACTATTTCATGGAATATTTTAAGAAGGTATTCTTCTGATACGTTAGCCATTTAACCTGCCTCAAAAATTACTTTTCTTTTCGGACTAAAAATAACCCGCGCCTTTGTTTTCCGGCAGAGAGAAACGCTCTTGGCGCTAATGATAGCGATTTCATCCCATCCGTGATCAGAATAGAATTTCCAGCGAAAACCGCTTTTGCTGCGCTTATCCGGTTTTTGTATCTGGACAATGTATGGTTTTTTGTTCATTTCATTTTTCATCAAACTGATAAAAACTTAACGTAGCATTTTAATTATGAAATTAGCGATTAATTCCACTTATTACTCTGTTAGATGCCTTGTTTGCGCTCATTGCAATCGCCAGCAGCAAGTCTCGAAACTCTGGAGGGGTGTGTATTCTCGGCGTACTGTTTGTGCCTCCGCCTTTGAATGCCAACTCACCAGCCCGCTTGCACTTCTCAAGGCCGTATTTGTCTATTGCCCACTGCGGAAATATGGCCGCGCTTTTGCCCCACCGAAGTTCAGGCCGTTCGGTTGCAACTGCATAGAGCAGCGTTGGCTTGCGCGCATAGTGGCCGTATCGGCCCTGTTCAACGCAGCATGTCCATCCTCCGCATTCATCGGCCGCAACCCATCCGCCAGTGCGTGGCGGCACGGCCAACCCAAAGTGCGGCCAAGCATGGCTTCCCCATGGGTGCTCAAGAACCCCGCCAAACCTCCGCACGCTTTCCAGCGCAGCCGCAAAGCAGCCGCCGTCATCGCCTTTCTTTTTTCGCTCGCCAGTTCTGGCAATCCACAGCGGCTGTCCAGCCCAAAACTTCCCCCATCGTTGGCATGGCGGGTGCGCTACCACTGGCAGTGGCCCGGTGTAGCGCCTGGCGTCCTTGGCTTCGTCCCATGGCTCCACGCCGGGCAGGCCAAAGTAAGCGCCATCGGTTTCAACGTACAGTGCAGCTATCATTTTTAGCTCTTTTCTATGGTCGTCCGCAGGCATCTAACCAGGCAATCCAGCCGATCGCTGCGCTCCGGCTGATTTTTTCGTTATGCTTCATCATCTAAGACTGACATCGTTTTTTTACGCAATGCCTCAAGCCACTCCAAACCGGCAGCGCAAGAAGGTTGCACGTCTTTTGAAAAATAAAGCCAGTCGCGTAATAATTGCTCTTGAACATCGGCCATATCACGGGCTGTTTTGCAATCCGTAGCGTATGCCAATAAATCAGCCTTTTCCCTTTCTGGTGAAACACTTGCTTGTAAAGACATTTGATCTATTGTTTTATTTAACCAGCACCTTAATCTCATTTTTTCTCCTTTTTAAAAACCGGCATAACCAGCCAATCCAGCGGACTCGTATCTCACCGCTGATTTCTGCGTTATGGCTTACGAATTATGCCTGCACTTCCCATCATCGCCCTTGTGTTCACAAATTTGATCGTATCGTTTGCCCTTTGCCGGTTCGTGATTCAGGCATTCCGCCTCACTGATACATTAGCCACTAATTTCGCCGTTCTTTTAGATTAATCTTAGTTTTTCTTCCCTGTAAGGAATTTTGTCAATAGAGATAGACAGTGCCTTGGCTATTTTTACAGCCTGTTTTTTGCGTGGATGTCTATTCCCTTTAGCCCACATTGTCAGTGTTGAAGCTAAAAACCCTTTAGATAACAGTTCCTTGCGGTTCTTTTTTATTAATCTTTTAAAAAAAGTTGTCTTTTGCATGGCATTATAGTATTTTATTTTCACGATTATGTCAAGAAAAAAATATTTCACATTCTTGTAAAAATATGCTTGACATTAATAAAACAGTTTAGTATCATATCCACAACAAAGAAACTCAAACATCGGGGGTGAAATTATGAAAATCAAAATCAACAAAGAAGGATTTTTAAAAATTAAAAGAGGGAATGTATTTAAAAATCAGGAATGTCCGCGAACAGATTCAGAAACACATGGAATGTCCAGTTGCGGCGATTGGTGTCCTCTATTTGGTGAGCCTGTCAAGCAGACAATGGTTACTTCTCTTGAGATTTGCGAAAAAACTTTTGCCGAGGACAACGCAGACTTTACAGACGAAAGAGCTTAACCCTTCTTCGTGCTCCTGAATATCAGGGGCATCATAGAGAGGTTAAGCCCCAAGCTGTAACGCTACACGGGAGAGGCACTCAAGCCAGTATAGACTGGCAAGTTTGAGATTAACAGGCAGACACCGGAAAAGCTGAGCAACGGGAGAAAAGCTCAACAGGCCGATAGAGGGCGAAAGCCACGGATAGCAAGGGCGAGGCAAGGGCAGAAAGTAAAGTTCTTTGAAGTGATCGTCCGTTTAGTGCGGGGGTGAGTAAAGATTAATCCACTTTACAGAAAGCGATTTTCATAAGGGTACCGACCCCACCGGTGAATAACCACAAATCCCTAGAGACAGGAAGAAGCTAAAAAGGGTGGATTCCGTACAGCGCAACTTCCTGCCTCGCACTAAGCGGATGATCGAAGCGGGGGAGTGCTGATTTAACAAATCTTTGAAAGGAGGTTTGCGTTACCATGAAATAACAAGGGGTGTGCCGCGCTAACACAGGCGGCACGGTAACGCAAGAGGTGAGAGCATGGAAATCAAAAATAGATACACCGACCATATTATTTTATGTGGCGAGTATGAGTCTATAAAAGATTGCCTTGAGAAAAACAGAGGCGCAAATCTCGAAGGCGCAAATCTCAGAGGCGCAAATCTCGAAGGCGCATATCTCGAAGGCGCAAATCTCAGAGGCGCAAATCTCGAAGGCGCATATCTCGAAGGCGCAAATCTCAGAGGCGCAAATCTCGGAGGCGCAAATCTCGGAGGCGCAAATCTCAGAGGCGCAAATCTCGAAGGCGCAAATCTCGAAGGCGCATATCTCGAAGGCGCAAATCTCGAAGGCGCAAATCTCAGAGGCGCAAATCTCGAAGGCGCATATCTCGAAGGCGCAAATCTCGAAGGCGCATATCTCGAAGGCGCATATCTCGGAGGCGCAAATCTCGGAGGCGCAAAAGGCATTGAGTTGCCTATATTGAACATTCAAGGCTCCGCACATCATTTGTTCTATATGTCCGGCAAAATCGCAATAGGTTGCGAAAATCACACGATTGATAAGTGGCTCAAAGATTACGAAAAAATAGGAGAAGCTCACGGATATACCGAGGAACAGATTAAGGAATATCACGGATACATCAAAATCTGTTCAGCAATCGCAAAGGCTGAGTAATGGAATACATCATCGCAGCAGTAGGAGTAAGTTTAGTTATCGCTTTCCCCATTTTTGTTGTCCCCGTCAACATACCAGGCGGGATTAGAGCCGTATGCGTTTTTGCCTACGTTGTATGGAATATCAGCAATAACAAGTTGCGCCTTTGGAATTGAATAGGATTTATAATTCTGAAAATGATCGTTGAATAATTCTATTTTGCTCATTCCTTCACCCAATTACAGACAGTCCTCACGCCTTGAAATTTGCAAATATTAGGATAGCGGCAAACAAAACTTTCGTATGGCTTAAAATGCTTGCAGTCCTTCTCCTCAAATATGTCTGCTGTGCAGAGGGTGTCTTTTTCGTAATTTATCTTTGTGGTGGGTTCTTCCATAAGTTCTTGTTATTTAAGATATTAAATCTTTAGTTTTTAATTCCAAAACTAAAGCTATTTTCTCTAAAGTATTGAACGTTGTTGATTTATTTTTAAGGATACTGTAATATGTCTGCCGACTCATATTCAGCTTATCAGCCATTTTATATTTAGATATTTTTAGTTTTTTCCGGCGTGATTCAATGATGTTTATATTTATCATGGTTCGCACTCTAACATTAGCCTAAATAAAAGTCAAGAAAATATTTATTAAAAAAAAACTTGACAAAAGATTTTAACTATGAGATTATACCCACAACAAAGCAAAAGCCCCAAGCTGGACAGCGAAACGGAACAGGCACTCAAGCCAGTAAAGACTGGCGAGTTGAGATTAACAGGCAGAAACCGGGGAAGTTGAGCAGCGGGAGAAAGCTGAGTAGGCCGATAGAGCGCGAAAGCGACAGAAAGCAAGGGCGAAGCAAGGGCAAAAGTGGATGATCGAATATATGCGGCGGAGAATTGGTATTCAAGTTGGTCTCATAAACCAACCTTCAAGGGTTCGATTCCCTTCCCCGCAACCAATTTAACCGTGACCGGCGACACGAAAATAAGTGTGCTGATTTAACAGAATAACTGTGCCCTCGTGCCGGCGAGGGCCGGAGGTTGGCATGAAAACAATCGCCCAAGAAATTGCAGAGATTCAGATAAGAAAGTTTTGGAAGTGCGTTATTTTATGTATCGCTCTAATCGTACTCTTTTACGTTCTAATCCACGCTGGCAAAGGGTTATACGACCAACACAAAACACGGGTAGCTGAGGCGCGAGCGTATGTAGCAGACGTAAACCGTGTAGCAAATTGGGTGGAGAGTCAAAAGTAATGACCAAATCCGCAAACGACAATCAGACTAGTTTCACAGACTATTTAGCAACGGTTCATTATCCCGGACCAGTAAATAGCAAGGATGAAAGTCGGCTTAAGAATCAATCAAAGGCCATATTCGACCTTATGAAAGATGGTGTTTTCAGGACATTGGCGGAAATCTCAGGAATTTTAAAAAATCAATTTCCCGACAATAACTTTCCGGAAAGCAGCGTAAGCGCACAACTGCGGCATTTCCGGAAGCCTGAATTCGGAAAACATACACTCATTAGACGAAGGCGTGAACATGGCCACAGTGGAACGCATGAGTATCAACTAATTGTAAACCATTTTAATTAACACCGCCGATTGCGGGGCAATAACCTGTTAATGGCTGCACGCACAGATAGCTAAATCTCCTAGACATCGGCGGAAATTTTAACAATCAGGAGGCCGGAAAATGACAGTAGAAGATATCTCTAAACAATTGGAAACGTATAAGACAGCAGGCGCGAACTTGCTTATGCCGTCAACGCATATAGCAGGTTTGAGCGAATTTCATCAGCCCATCATTGAAACGGTTAAGCTTTCATCAGATCCCAATGACGGGGATGTTTACGCCCACGACGACGCACCGGCGGGACCAAGCAAAAAATGGCGTCCGACAAAACAGGCATTAATGAAATTGTCTGTGTGCGCCGGAGTTCTCTGGTCGGCTGAACAATCAAGGCGGATCGATAACGGCGCGGAGCGTAATTACATTGCTTATAAAGCAGTGGGCGGAATCAAGAAGGCAGACGGTCAGCCGGTTTTCTTCTCGGCTGAATATGATCTTGATTTTGAGGTCGTTGCTGAAGAACTGAAAACAAATTACGAACAAAAAACAAAATCAATAACAGCCGAATGGATGCAAAAGAAATCAGCTAAAGAAAAGGCCGAATATGTTGATTTCTGCGTCAATCGTGACCTTCTCCAGAAGAGGAAGAACAAATTAAAGCTGTGTGAAGCCGGCGCCATGAATCGCGTACTTCGTATGCTTCTCGGATTAAAGCAAACCTACACCACAAAAGAGCTTGAACAGCCCTTTGTTATGGCACGCATTGTTTTCCGTCCGGATTTCAATGATGCGGCAGTTAAGAAGCAATTCATAGACGCAAGTATTAAGGCCATGACGGGTATCTATGGTCCCGCCGCACTTGATCAGGAAGTAAGAAAAGCCGAAGCAATAGATATCACTCCATTGGCGAAAGAAGAAGAGCCGCCGGATAACGGCACAGGAGGCACACATCCCACAGCGGAAGAATCCGCCATTATCGATTTCCAGAACTCCGACGAGCTCGGCCAATGCAAAGCCCTGACTAATATGGCCAACCAGAAAGGTTATGACCTGTCCGGCTACATGAAGAAATCTAACCGCGTAAAGTTGACTGATTTCCCGAAAGCTAAACGGGAAGACTTCTTTAAACACCTTCTTTCGCTGCCGGATAAGAACGACAAGGCACCGAAAGACGATATTCCTTATTAAATAATTGGAGGCCGGAAATGAAGATTTTACACTCGGGTGATTGGCACGGGAGAGACAAAGATTATGAAGAATTCGAGAAATGTCTCTGCTTTCTCGTTCAAGCGGCAAAAAATGAATGTGTAAATTTGGCTGTTCTTCCAGGGGATATTTTTGACAGTAGGGACATCAAGCTCGATAGTCTGAGCGCAAAACTTGTGATTAAAAAGGTCTCTGAGTTGGCGGACATTTGCCCTGTTGCAATAGCCATTGGAACGCCTTCACACGATGGTTTGGCGGCGGAAGTATTGATATATGCCAAAGGCGAATATCCCGTTTCCGTGGCTATAAAACCAGAACAGTTAATCCTTTTCAAAGGGAATTTTTACGGCAGTATGGATGGATGTGCCGCAAAACCCGACGCCGTTATTTCCCTTGTTCCTCAGCCGACAAAACAATTCTTCCAAACGGAAAGCGATATAGCAAGTTCCAATGCTGAGATTGGACAGGCTATGAGCGCATTATTTGCCGGATTCGGAGCAAGGGCTGCTGAGTATAATTGCCCGCACATTCTCGGTTATCATGGCTCTATATCCGGCGCGAAACTTTCCACGGGGCAAATTTTAACGGGCATGGATATTGAGGTAAGCATAGATCAGCTTTATCTTTCCAACGCTGATTTAATCCTGTGCGATCATATACATTTACCCCAAGAGCTTGCTGGAAATGTTTTTTATTCTGGATCGTTGTACGCAAATAATTGGGGTGAAAATCACAAACATGGCTTTTACATCCACGAAATCGAGGCGGCGTAAGATGGGTAAAATATGTAGCGTTGAGGGGTGTGAATTAAAAACTTACGGATTGGGTTACTGCAATGCTCATTATCAACAAGTAAGGAAATACGGACGAATTGTCAGGATAATTTTAAAAGGACACAACAAAGGAAAGACTTGCAAGGTCGAGGGTTGCGATTCTCCATCAAGAGCCAATGGATATTGCGGAAGGCATAACGATCAAATCAGCGATCATGGAAAGATATTGGGTGTTGGCTTAATGAGGGCAAGACCTATCGGCGTCGGCATGATGAAACAAAAAGGATATATCTATCTGCTCCGCAAAGATCATCCATGCGCCAATAAAGACGGATATGTAAAAAGGGCTAATCTTGTATGGGAAGAAAAGACCGGACACATGATTGTCCCGCCGGAAGTTCTTCATCATAAAAATGAAATAAAAACAGATGATAGTTTCGGAAACTTACAGTTTTGCAAAAATAAAGCAGAGCATAATATTGTGCATATTCAAACAGGAAGATGGCTTGGAAGAGAATTAAAAAAGGAGGCCAATAATGTATAAAATAACATCAAAGTTTATCGAAACGCCGACACGGAAACTCGTGCGCCTCTCTGATGATTTTGTCAAAAGCGAAGAATCGGGCGACCGGAGCCCGGAAGCACTTAAAGACGCTCATGTGCGTCTTGACATCACGGTTTATCAGGACGAAGCCGCGAGCATCGACAAAGAGCACATTGAAGGCGGATATATTGCCCTCGGCGCGAAATCTGTTGATATCCGCATTATCCGCGTCCCCCGTCAAACCGTGCGCTCCGAAGCAGTTCTTAAAGTCAACACGCTCCGGGATAAAATAAAAGCTATGGCGGATCTCCGCGGGGAAACTGTAAGCGAGTCCGTTTTACAAAAAGCCGACCTCTTGGAATTCGGTGCAGAAAAGGAGGTAAAGGCAGCATGAACAAATTCAAATTACGTCTTAAAGGATTTATCGGCATAAAGCGCGGTCTCGGCCTCGATGAAATAACCATAGACTTCTCGGAAGTATCAGGCCTGACCGCTTTCGACGGCATGAACGGCGCGGGGAAATCGACCGTGCTTGAAAATCTCCACCCATATTCTACTCTGGCTTCTCGGTCCGGAGCATTATATCAGCACGTCTTTTTAAGAAATGCCGAAAAAGAGTTTTCCTTTTCCTATAACGGCAACCACTACCGGACATTGTTAAAGATCGACTGCCAGAGCGGGAAATCCGAGGGTTTCATTTATAAGAACGGCGCCACAAAATCAGAAACGACCGGCAAGATCAAGGAATATAATAAATTTATTATAGACCTGTTGGGAACTGAAAATATGTTCTTCCACTCCGTTTTCTGCGCTCAGAATGCCACGAAGCTAAGCGATATGACCACTGGCGAACTAAAAACATTGCTTTCCGAATTTCTCAATCTCAACAAACTTGTTGAATATGAAGCTACCGCAAAGGACGAAATAACCGCCGTAACCGGACAAATTGAACAGGTGGATAAACAGCTTTTTGCCCTCAATAACAAACTGGCCGGATTTGAGGATATTAAAGATAAACTTGTTAAGGCAATGGAAGACCGTGAGGCAGCGGAAGCCTCTCAGGAAAACCTTAAACAAAAGCGTGTCGAATATCAGGCCGACCTTGAATTGCTCCGCGATAAGAAATCAAAGCAGGAAGTTTTAATCAATCAGAAAACCAACATTGAGGCCAAGATCAAAGAACTTGAAGGCACCCTGGACAAAGAACAGAAAGCCAGTGACGACGAACTGAATACACTCCGGGACGCCTACAAAACGCTTCAGGCTCAGATAAAGGAAAATGAAGAGCTTCTTAAGCAGGCGGACGAAATCAATGCGGCAGCGGAGAAGGAAACTGAATTAAATAATAAGATTGAGTTGCTTGCAAAAACGGTTGACCTAACCACCGGAGAAATAGCGGAAATTCAGGATACCATCCATAAGATTGAAGTACGGACACAGGGCTATAAATCACGCAAAAAAGAATTGGCCAGCGATTCCGAAATAGTAAAGATTGAACACGCAATTTCTGAAGCCAACCATGTGATTAAAACAAAAGAGTCTCAATTATCGTCCCTTGATCTACGCGATAAGGACTGCAAAAGCTCAACGTGTCCTTTTATTGTTGACGCGTTGAAAGCCAAAGGCGAGCTTCCTGGATGGATAGCTGAACGGGACGGTCTTGTTGAGGCGAAGAAACTCCGCGCCGGTAAAATCGAAATGGAGATAGCGGAAATCGAGGAACAACTGTCTTCCGATGAACACGCTCTCCGGTTGAGTAATAGCAATTTAAAAGGACGGCAAGAAACGAATTCAGAAGATCGCAAAAGTTTAGCCACTGCCAGAATGATATTACCCAAAGTCAAAGACCTTGCCGCTAAGAAAACCGCTCTGGCCGTCGCGCAAACTCAATACGACAATGTCACGCGCCAAATGGAAGAGAACGTCACTAAGGGTAAAGAGATTAAAGTTAAGTGGGAAAACCGCAAGAGCGATCTGGATGGCAGTATCAACGACGCAAAAGCTCAACTCGCGGATATACAGATTGATACGGAGATTGAATCACGCATTGAACTTACAACCAAGGATATTGCTGACCTCGATAAAACTCTGTCCGATAATGAAACAAGCATAAACAGCACCCGCGCATTAATCATGAAGTACGAAGCTGACCTCTCCGCCCGGGCTGAGGTTGAAAAGGAAATCGCCGCGGCAAACGTGGAGAAAAATAAACTTCTGCAGGATATTTCAGACTGGACTTATTTAAAGAATGCCTGCGGGAAGAACGGATTGCAGGCAATGGAAATTGACGGAGCCGCTCCGATCATTACCGATTTTGCCAATGACTTATTGACTCAGGCTTTCGGTCCTCTCTTTGCCGTGAAATTCAAGACGATAAACGATGAAGGTAAAGAATGCCTAGATATTATTGTTATCAGTGAGGACGGCGAAGAAATCCTTCTGGATAACCTTTCCGGAGGTCAACGGGTTTGGATTCTCATGGCGCTTAGACTGGCTATGACGCTTTTAAGCAAAGAGAAATCAGGGCGTAACTTTGAAACCTTCTATGCCGATGAATTGGATGGCGCCCTCGATCCGGAGAACGCGCTTAACTTTGTCAATATGTACCGGTCGTTCATGAAGGCAGGCGGATTTGAAGACGGTTATTTTATCAGTCATAAGCCGTCCTGCAGGGCTTTAGCGGATAACAATTTAATGTTTGCTCCGGGCAATAGTCCGGCGTGGAATTGAAATGAAAATCAAAAAGTTAAAGCCAACTGACGCCCAATATATCTTTCGTGACGAGAAAAAAGTTCTTGCCGATAAGAAAAAAGGCATCGTTATCGGCAAAGGCGTGGATTCTTTAATGAAGCATATAGATAACAGAAAGTATAAATACGACAATAATTTTTAGGAGGCAACACATGAAAATCGGAGAGCAGACAATAGAGGAAATAGCAAGACTTGTTGAAGGATTATTACTGGAGCACCTTGGAAGACTTAATCAAGGATGGAAAAATGTTGGGGAAAAGGATTTCAAAATATCTCTTCCGGTGAGTCTTGATTGTAGTAGCGCCGGGATAACTCCAACGGTAAAAATCTCATACACAATAGAGGTGGTTCTATTTGAAGAAAAATCACGACCTTGCTATCTGCGTCCCGGTGTCGAGGTCTTTGAAAACGTCTGTAATAAGTGCGAGCACCGCATTGATCTGATTTTTGTTACAGGTGACTCGTTTCCGCGCATCATGAAAAAATTAACAGATATACCGACGCCACTTGGATATGGCCAAATGTTACAAACTTACGTTTGTCCTGCATGGGCGGACGAATTCTATAAAGAATGGTGCGATCTGATGATTGCCAAGGAACCCGAACAAAAAGAAGCACCGAAATTAAAGAAGATTGCAGGCGGGAAACGATGATCAGACCTTTTTATGGGAATATTGAAAAGGGAAAGCTCATTCTTGAAGCTCCACACGCTTACCTTGTTTATCTGGCAAGTCTCGAAGGCAAAAGAATTGAACTTATCTTAAAGAAACGGAAAAGCCAACGGAGCCTTGCCCAAAACTCTTATTATTGGGGTGTTGTAATTGAAATCCTCTCTAATCATACGGGATATGAAAGCGAAGAAATGCACGAAGCATTAAAGGTTAAATTTTTATCTGAGGGGACAGACGAGAAAACCGGACTTATAAAAGTTAAATCCACGGCCAAAATGACCACGGACGAATTTATTAAATACACCGATAAGGTAATCAGGTGGGCGTCTCAGGAGTTAGGCGTTTATATCCCTGATCCATATTAAGTTGAGGCGGCATAATGCTACGCAAACACCAACGCGAATTCTCGCTCACTATCGACCGGATAATTGCCGGATCAGCAATAAGGAATATTTTCCTTCATGTGACACCCGGCGGCGGTAAGTCTCTTATTCCGATTATGGCCGGGCGCCTGATTAAAGCGGACTTAGCCGATAGGTTAATGTGGATTGCTCCGCGCCTATCCTTGACCGATCAAGCAGAAAGGGAATTTGTCAATCCTTACTTTCGGGATATGTTTAAGCACGGTTTAACGATACGTCAGTCAACGAACGAAAATAACCCTTGCCGCGGTCTGGACGGGTTCGCTACGACATACAACGCCGTCGGCATGGATGAAGGATTGCTGATAGAGCAGTTCAAACATTACCGCTATATCCTGATACTTGATGAATTCCATCATATCCAGGAAGATTCCCTCTGGCAAAAGCAGATTTCCCCGCTCTATGCTCTGGCAAAATACCGTATTCCCATGACCGGCACCCTCGAGCGCGGAGACGGCACACGGATTGCCTTTATTCCCTATCGCGGACACGGAAAAACAATCACGCCATTTCTGCAAAACAGTCACGACACGGCAGTTATTAGGTACACTCGCGCGGACGCCCTCGCGGAAAAAGCCATTATTCCCCTCTCCTTTCATTTATCAGACGGATCGGCAGAGTGGGAAGATAGACGAGGCCGCAAGGTTCATGTTGCCAGTATAGACAAAATGTCCGACGAGGACGCGAATAAAGCCCTCTATACGGCGTTAAAGACAGAGTACGCCGATCATCTGCTCTCTTCCGGCATTCGTCACTGGCAGGAACACACCGCGAAATATCCCGGCTCTAAGTGTCTTGTCGTTACTTCCAACATCACAGAAGCGAAAAGGCATATTGCGAGCCTTACCGGATTGTCAAAATGTGATATCGCCACGTCCGAGGATTCCGCAGCGGCTTTAAAAGTGATCAATAAAATGAAAGCAGGAAAACTCGACGTGATTGTTACGGTCGCCATGGCATACGAAGGTTTAAATATTCCTGAGATCAGCCATATTATCTGTTTGACGCGCATTAGAAGCGTCCCGTGGATTGAACAAATGACGGCAAGGGCGAACAGGATATCGCCGTGTGGCGGGGAATACGACGAGCAGGTAGGTCATATATTCGCGCCGGCAGATCCGCTTTTTAAACAGGTCATGGCTAAAATCGAAGCTGAACAGCTGCCGGTAATGGAATTAAGAGCCACTTCGCGCCAAGCAGAAGGCGCCAAAGCAGAGGATGGCGGTTTCCGACTGGAACCGGCCCCCGGTGGAATTATCCCGCTGTCCTCTGCCCTCACCGGTAAAAGGGAAATGCTCTTAGGTAAGGTACCGGAAAAGACGGCCTCAGAACAGGAAGCAGAGCTCAGAGAGAGAATAGACGATCATATAAAGGCTTATTGCCGGCAGAATCGATTTAAGCACCAGACGATTAATTATGAAGTTCTCATAGCCATGGGAAAAAGAAGGCAGGACATGACGATCAAGGAACTGGAGAATTGCCTTGTTCTGGTCCGGTCGAAATATCCATTATCATTT